CCACGTCTTTATCGTTCTTTAATTCGGTATGAAACCAAAACTCATTAACAGGATTCCAATCAAGATACACCCTTTTTTTAGTTCGGGCTGCTAATTCCATGTAAGCGTGAAAGGTCATATTGTTACACTCATTCATGTAAAGAATATCGCGCCTAGCCCCTCTTAACTTAGCATCACTATCAGCACTAAAAAACTCAATAGTTGAGCCATTAGCAAAGCTGTATTTAAAATCAGTAGCGTTCCACCTATCAGCAAACCACCGACCTGTATCAGTCATAATCTTCTTAAAGTCTTTGATTGCGCCACGTTTTAAATGTGGTATTGATTCAGCTACTATTGAGATGTCTATACCTCTATTTGTTGCAGCTTCATTTATCAGGATTGGAATGATTCCAAATGTCTTACCTACTTTCTCGCCCCAACTTATTCAGAAGGGGCATAATAGGCGGACGTGCCACCCTGCACACCCACTACAAACTTGTTAAGTTTTAATATTTTGTTTATGACACTTGTTCTAACAAACATTAATTCAATCCTATTTTAATTGTTTCGTTTAATATCTTACTCTTATACAAACCATGCTCAAAGTAGATAAAATGTATCATACTCAGAGTTAACCGATAACCTATGCTATTTGGCTGAATCATTAAATAAAGGCTGTTCTACAATAGTTTGTTCTACTTGTGTCTTTTCAACTAATCCTAATTTCTTAGCTATTATGTTAGCGTTAAACAGGTTAACTGCTGCCCCTTTAAAGTTTTGAGCAAAGCAATTGTTTCTAATGCGCGTAATGATGGGGGCATACTCTTTGTATCTATCATCTTTATTCTTGCTGTAATCCCCTAAATCATTGATAATATCTTTATCAGCTAACCAACATTCAAAACCCTCAAACGTAATAGGAACTTGTAAAGGAGTTAAAACTCTCTCCCCATCTTTACCTACATACTCAACTTTTAACATTGGGTTATCCTTTTCATGCTTTACATACTCAGTAAAGAACACCCATAAACTCTCAGGAGTTTCTATGTACTTTGGTTTCTTAAATTCCTTTGCCATTAGTCCTTAATTTAATTTTAAACCCTTTATAAGTTTTAACCCTTCTTTTTAATTGAAAGCAAAGTTTATTGTACTCTCTTTCACTCATCCAAATATTAATCCTGTTCTTTTCTACGCTTTCGGGAATAGATGAAATAAATTTGTCTAATCCTTTTATCATACCTCCCAGTTATTATCTCTGCAATAGAAATCTACTTCTTTAGCAAAGTTCATTAGTAAATCGTTACAAGTTGTACAGTTAGGCACATCTATTGTAATACCATGTATTTCAGCCTCAGCAACTAAAGCCTTTAGATTATCGCTTTCTTTATTAGGTCTTACCCCATGATAGGCAATACCCTGTATTAAATCTTTATGTTCAAATAGACTCATTTCGTATCTTTTGTTTTAATTTTTGTACTCTGTAATCTGCATTCCTGTAATCAATGTCAGCTTCTTTGCAAAACGTTTTAAAGTTCTTAACTGTCTTTGAAGTAACTAAAAGTGCCACATCTAAAGAGTTTTGATTCTTTAGTTTATCAAATACGTTTATTTCAATGTATTCTGTCTGTTCATCTTCAATACTCATTTCGTTTACATCTTTGTATTCGAGATAGTAAGTGTTAAATAAAGAACTTGTTAACCTGTTTTTATTCCTGTATGAGTTTGAGATGATACCCATACAAAATTTATTAGTTTCTGCATAAGTATCAAATCTATTCTCAAAGTATTCTGCGCCACGTTCTAAACAATTAAGAATAAAGTCTTGGTATAAGTCGTCGGCAATATAAGACCCTTTTGCGAGTTTATTACATAGCGACTTGTAACGTTTATCCTTTATTATTTCTTCCAGAAGTATTGACACTCTATTTCGTTCATAAAGCAAATATACAAATAATTATTTAATCCACCCTAACTAATTTGTATTTACCATCTGCAATATACTTTGCCATTGGATTATACGTTAGTGTGCAGTTAATCATTTCCACGTCATAATCCAATTCCTTTTTCAATCCCTTAGCAAATTTGCCATGCTTATCCATTACGAATAAACCTTTATAATGAAAAGCCCCATCAATATTTAAGTATGGATTAATGTTAGGATTGAATTTATCAATAGATGTCCAGTGCAAATCCAACCCACTCCTATCCACCCTATCACAATCCTTGTATAGTTCATCGCAGTATTTTTTTAAAGCTGTTGTCCATTCTTCGGGGGTTGCTAATCTACTACTTTTTATACTATGCATATTTGTGGTAAACCAGCTTTCTCCTTTTCCATAAAAATGACCTGACTCAGCAAAACCATACCCAATTATACCTTTATCATTAAAACTCTCTACGAATATCAATAATTCACAACCTCCAATATGTGTGATTAAATTTGGTTTTCCCACCTCAATCTTAGGCTTATTAATTTGTTGTTTTAGTTCTTGGATTCTATTGTTAAAATCCTTTTCTAACTGCTCGATTTGTTCTTTTAGTTCCATTGTGTTAAATTGTTAAGTTATTTATTTCAGTCTTTACTTCCTCCCAGTTTTCTATTAATGATTTAGGAACGTGTTCGTATTTATCTAATTCAATTAATTCTTTTAATACCTCATCAACCACATACAAAGCAAATGATTGTTTCCAATAATCTGTTAATGGGTAATTATCAAAATATCCAACTAACTCCTTAGCTTTCTCTTTAGCTTCCATTGTGTTTGTTTTAGTTGGTTGCTTTGTTTATTGCGTTATCAATTATAAGTAATGCTCCTTCTGTTGAGGGTAAGTACGTGATCCCTTCCTTTTCTAACATCTTTGCTAAATGTTCTATTTGTTCTTTAGCTTTAATCAAAGCATCAAGTAATAGTTTATTTGTTTCCATAGTTTATTTTTTTACAAAGTTAATGATTATTTGATTAATTCAAAATATATTTGTTAAATTTTAGAAGGGTTTATCAGTATAGTTTGTTATGGCTGTATTGCTACCTATCCAACGTGCTTTAATTTCACCAGTTTGTCCGTTCCTAAACTTAGCTATAATGAATATAAATAAGCCCTCAATATCGTTTATTATCTCGCCACCTAATTCATAATCATTTAATCCATAGTACTCAGGTCGGTGGCAAAACATAACCATATCGGCATCCTGTTCTATTGCTCCTGATTCCCTTAAATCTGATAATTGTGGTTTCTTATCTGCCCGTTCTTCACACTTTCTACTCAACTGGCTTAGTGCAATAATTGGAATGTTTAACTCTTTTGCAAGTGATTTTAAACCCCTCGATATTTCGCTAATCTCTTGCTCACGTTGTTTGTTACCTTCACCTCTCATAAGTTGTAGGTAATCAATAACAATCAATTCGACCTGTTTTTCTTTAACTAAACGCCTCGCTTTTGTTTTAAGTTCAAATAGTGTTATACTTGGACTGTCATCAATATACAACGGGGTATCATTTAAAGGCTGCGAAATGTTAGTTAATTCTTTTAGCATATCAAATGTAAGTCTTTTGTTTACAATATCTTGCACATTCATTTGACTTATAACTGATAATATACGGGATGCTAATTGGTGGCTTGACATTTCTAAACTAAAAAAGGCTGTCGGTGTTCCGTTCAATGCAGGTGTTAAACAGAAATCTATTGCTACTGATGTTTTACCCATTGCAGGACGCCCAGCTAAAATAATTAAATCTGACTTTTGCCACCCGTTTGTCTGTAAGTTTAACCGATGTATTGAAGTTGGTACTCCTGATGCTATGCCAGTATGTAAAACCTTTTCAATATCCTGCAGTACTTCTGTTTTTAATGTTCCAATTGATTGGCTTTTCTTTTTTATTACTCCATTCTGCAGTTCTCCTAATACTTTCTCAGTTTTATTTAAAATATCATAAACATCGTTTAAAGCGTTTTTACTATCATTTACTATTGATAGTCCTATTAACTCAATTCTACTTCTTAAATAAGCTTCTATTATCAAATAACAGCAACTTTCTATACTTGTTACTCCTGAGTTAGCTGCAGCATAATCTGTTAGTTTAGTTATGCCATAAAATGAACCTAATCGCTCTAATATTCCTGCAGCTTTTGCTTCTGCTACAACGGTCATTAATTCAATAGGCATATTCTTACTATTCATATTGCATAACGTAAAGAATAAATCCCCATAAATCGGGTTTAAAAAGTGTTCACGTTTAAGTAATTCAAATGCTTTGTAGCTATATTGTGGATTGTGTATAATACAGCCAAGTATAATCTCTTCGTTTTTTTGCTCTTTCATAATTCTTTTGTTTGTTTTTTAGGTTGTTCTACTGCAGTATTATTTAACCATGATGCCTCAAATCCTGCCCATGATTTTTCTACACACTTTTCTAATACAAAGTTAATATCTCTTTTAGATAGTTTCTGTTGTTTAACAAATCCATTTAATGCAGTTTCTGAATTAACTGATTTTTTCTTTTTTCTTACTTCAATCCATTCATTAACTAATTTTTCATTTGCTCCTAATAAAATCAATGATTTCTTAAAATTAAATTTAATATCAGTATCAGTTACATTAACACTTACACTATCATTTACATTATCAGCGACAGAAGCGATTGGATGCGATTGGTTGTTATCGGTATGCGATGGTAACCGACTTGATGCGATTTCATTTGCTTTATGTATAGTTATCTTATTATCAACAACTTGTAAATACAAATCGTTATGCCACCTCTTTAAGTTTCCTAAAATACCTCCTTCACTTTTTTTCAATAACTCATTATCCCACTTTTGCAAATCTCTTTTTAGTTGTTGTTTAATTGGCTCAAATGTTAAATTTATTATTAAATCTTCGCTAACTGGGTTTAAGTCATTTACATATTTTAGTATGTGTATGAATAACTCACCAGCTTTATCGTGTGGCATTTTTTCAATTGTGTGTATTAAATCACAATATAAAACAAATGATTTTTTACCTTCTGCCATTATGCGTAATATATTAAGTTCTTAATTTTATTGAAATATTCACGTCTTTCTAAATCGGTCATATCATCGCATTTTTGAGATATTAATTGAACAATAATAGATAAATCATTTCTAAGAAAACCTAATTCAGCTACATAATCAAATGCAGAACCAGTAAATGATTTTAAAAATTCCTCTCTTTCATGACAAATATCACATAAAGTAATTAATTCAGTTCCTTCATATTCCCAAGGCTCACAATTTCTATATTGAAAATGGTGAATGTGCAAAGTTTTATCTTCTGCTTTACAACTTTGGCACGTAAATTTATCCCTGTTTAAAATTTCTAAACGTTTCTTTTGCCACTTTGGATGTTTTAATTTTTCGCTATAATTACTCACTTATTACCTCCCAATTTAACTTATTAAACGTTTGTTGATGTGTGAAATACAAGCTAATAACATACGATTGATTGTTATTATCAAAGCATAATTTAGCACGTGGGTTAATTGCCTTTTCAATTTGAAAGTCAACTACTGATTGATGAAATGTTTTCATGATGTAAAAAGTAATCCCCCTATCCAATAAGCCAACCGCCAAGTAAAGCCTAAAGAATAGAGGGAATATTTATAAATGTTTATCATGTTGGCGGTTAATTGCTACAAAAATAGTAAATATTTTTTAATTAAACTAATCTTTTATGTTCTTTTTTATCTCTAAATTAATGTTGTGGTAAATGTCTGAAATACTATCCAAATAAGCCTCGTTAACTTGGTTTGTTTTTAACATCTCATCCCATAGCTTATTACCAGCCTTTACCCATTCATTAAATAGTTGTTTAGGTCTTTGTTTTAGCTTACCATTTAAGGCGGTGGATTGCTCCACTGTTGCCTTAAATAGTGCTAATTGTATGTGTGTATCTGCTTTCATTAGAATAGTGTTAAAACGCTGTTTTTCTCCTCTGCAAATGCTTTGTGATTATTAGCGTTAAGTTTAAAATAACTTTCTTTTAATTCAATTGATATGCTTTTACGATTCATTTTAATTGCTGAGCAACCTTCTGAACCAATACCACCGAATGGACTCAATACAGTTTCACCCTCATTTGAGTATAAATGTAATATCCTTTCAATAGTATCTAATTGCAAAGGGCAAATATGCTTTTCATCATTTCCATCTCTGCCACTTCTATATTGTAAAGTTCTACCATAATCAATATCCATCCAAACGGGGGAGGCGTATTGTTGCCATAAATCAACTGGCAAATAATCTAATCGGGATTGGTCTTTATCTTGGTGAGTTATTGGTGTTTCATTTTCTCCCTCATTTCTAAAGAATAAAACGTAATCAGGAATACCTACTCTTGTCATGGTGCTATCTTTTTTAATAGTCTTATGCAATAATCCTAATGCTTTAGTACGTTGCATTTCTGTTACTGGGTTCTTCCAAATGGTAACTCTCGAATGATAAATAAAGCCTTCATTTTGAAACCAATCTATTAACATTCCGCTAAAATCTCTTAATCCAATATAACCTTCTTTACCCTTTTGGATTGGTAAATCCATGCAATGAATAGCACAAATACGACCAGCTTTTAATGTTCTTTTTAACTCAGGAATAAGGTATTTAAAATGTTGCTCAAATTGCTTGTAATTAGCCACGTTACCCATATCTTCTTCTTTATCTGAGTAAACGTATAACTCTGCAAATGGAGGGCTAAATACAACAACATCAGCGCAATTGTCAGGTAATTTTTTTGTTTCTTGTACACAATCGCCATTTATTAAATGGTAGTTTTCTGTTTTAACTTCTTTATTGTTTATCATAACTTTTGATTTATTTGATTTATAGTTTGTTTCACTTGAATATTTAGCCATTTCAGTAATCATTTCTTTATGCCTTTTAGACTTATCTAAAATAGTTTGTCTTACATTTGTTTGGCTCTCAGGAATAAGAATATGAACTGTTACTTTATTCTTCTGCCCAAAACGATAACAACGCCTTACAGCTTGGTAAAATGCCTCAAACTTAAAATCATAACTCATAAAAACCATTTGATTGCATTGCTGGTAATTCATACCAAAACTTGCTATACTTGTTTTAGTTACCAAAGTTTTAAAATCACCTTTTGCAAATCCGTTTAAGTGTTTAGCTTTATACTCAGGACTATCAGAACCTTGTACATTAATAGCATTATCCAAACGTTTAGCAATTAGATCTGTTTCGTTATTTTTTAATCCCCAAACAATCCATTGCTTATCATTTGAGTTAACAAGGTCAATTGCTTTCTCTAATCTCGCATCAAAAGAACGATTTAAATCTTTATGTAAATCAGTAGCACTAACAGCAACATCACCGAATAAGTTTTCTGTATTGTTTTCTGTTTGTATAATATGTTCTACATATTCAATCTCAGGCAAATCATAACCTTTATGCTCAAATCCTAAAGTATCAGGCTTATCAATTGCAATAGACCATGAACATACATATTTCCAAAACGGGTCTTTAGCATGTTTTCTTAACCTCCATTTGCTTGTTTCTCCCCCATCGTGAACAAAGTACATTGCTAACATTTCTAAGTAACTCATAGCACCTAAGAACTCTGAATGTTGCCCCAACTCCATATGGTCATTCGGGCTTGGTGTTGCAGTACAAGCTAATTTATAAGGAGTTTGTTTAAACGTTTCAATTATCAATGAAGATAATTTACCATCACGACCTTTCAAAATACTACTTTCATCTAAAACAACTCCAGCATATTGATTAATATTTTCAATGTTCTTTAGTTGGTCGTAGTTAGTAATGTTAAATGAACTTGTATTAATACCAAACTTAACAGCCTCGTCTATTGTTTGTTGAACAACTGCCAAAGGTGCTAATATTAATACTTGCTTTTGTGTATGGTTATAAACAGCATCAGCCCATGCAAGTTGCATTAATGTTTTACCCAATCCACAATCAGCGAAAATAGCAAACCTACCTTTGCTTAATGCTGTTTTAACTGTGAACTTTTGAAAGTCGAATAAGTTACTATTCAATTTACTTTCATCAATCTCGAATCCACTTTCTAAAAATGTTTTTCGTTTTGTTTCTAAGAATTTTTGATACTCCATAATTTAATTTAGTTTAAATAAAAATCCCTTTGTTGAGGTTTCGTCGGGCATGACTACTCCCCCTACAAAGGGATAAAAGTTTTAATTGATAAGTGAATGCCCTCACTATACTTTGCAAAAGTACAAATAATTATTTCATATCCAAATATTTTACGAATAAATCAAAATCTTTTGTACTTCTTAAAATGTAATATTCAAATCCTTGTTTCTTAACTTGACTTTCAAACTCTTTTTGATTAACCGATTGATAGCCTTTTTCAGCCTTTACTTCTAAGAAATGAACCTTACCTTTATAAATCCAAATGAGGTCAGATACACCAGCTAAAACACCCTCTTTTTTTAAATAAGCTGCTGTAATGATTGACCTTTGTCCACCATTAGGAACAGCGAATAAAATGCTATTAGGGTATAAATAACGAATGTACCTAACTATCTCTATTTGGATTTTTGATTCGTTGTGCTTCATTGTAATTTACTTTTTACTAACTCGATTAAACTTTCCATTTGCCCAGCATAGAAGTCATTAAAATCCCCTTTACTCCCTAATTGCTGCCATTGAATATACAAAGTATTTCTTAAACGTTGGCTTTTACTTTTACTATTGCTTTCATCTTTTATAGGTAAAGTATTAACCGCCTCAGCTTCTTTTTGTTCAATAGCAGAATCTGAAAATAAAACCTTCACAAACTTACTTCTAAAATGAAATAGCTTTGCAAGTTGTTCGTCGTTCATTTCCTGCGTTCCAATTACGACCTTAATTGTTTTGTCTTGTCGGGTGCTTAGACCTTCTAAAGTTCCATCAAAAATTAGCTTCATTTTGTTCTTTGGTTATGTCTAACATTAAATTCATACTCCTTTAGTTGTTTATAAGCCTTATGAGATGCTTTTGATAGTTCCTTATGTCTTTCATCATCTTTAAAGAAATCATCTTTTACATCTATTATTTTCACTTCAAAATCTTCAGTAGATAATGCTTCACTATCTACCAAAGTTTGAAGTAAATCTTTGCTTATTAATATTGTGCAAAGTTCCAT